GGCGTAGAGGGTAGCGGCGGGCCGGCGGCGGGCCGGCTTCAGGGCGAGCGGGGGCATTGCCATAACCGGTGTGCTCCGGGGCTGAAGGCTTCAGGGCATGTCTGGAGGGGCCGGCGCCAGGCGCCGAAACCATCTATTGTTCCGAAATCGGAACGAGGTTATGATTACGCCTGCCTCGGACAGCCGTCAACCGAAATCGTAACAGGGTTATGAAATGCAGGCTGTCCAGTGCAAGATGGCTCGAACCGCGCTCGGCTTGGGCGTTCGGGATCTTGCTGCGGCGGCGGGCGTCTCAGCCGACACCGTGGCCCGCTTCGAGCGAGGCGAAGCCCTCAAGGATCGAACCGTTGCCGCCCTCCAGGCCGCGCTCGAAGCGGCCGGCATCATCTTCATCGACGAGAACGGCGAGGGGCCGGGAGTGCGGCTGCGGAAACAGGCAGGCAGCCCTGAGGTTTCCAGCGGCCAATAGTCCCCGCTGTTTGTGACTACCTGCAGTTGATTGCGTGCTGCGTCCTGCCCTAAGGATGCCTGTCAGCTTCGCTGTTGGCCGCGCCCAGAACGACGCTCGCCGCTACCCTAAAGAGAACAAATCATGGCAGACGCCGCAAATATCGGCCTGGCCTTCTATGAATGGGCGAAGTCTAACGGGTTTTTGGTTAACGACGACTTCGACTCTCCGGGTAGTAGAAAGCCCCTGTCTGCCGTCTTTCCGCCCAAGCCTGAAACCGAAATCCCGGATGGTTCCGACCAGTTGCTTGGCCGGCTGATGGTGACCGCAGTCTTCCACGACGAGCCGTCGAAAACTGTGACTATTTGCACAAAAGGTGCAATCCCGGCGACACGAGCGCGCGGGCTGCCTCCTTTGATTGAGGGCGTTTCCGTGCACTGGATTGGGTCAGCTCAATTGCAGAGCAACCCGCCTCCAGCGCCCCCGCAGCCGCCGACAACCAAAAGGTCATATCGCCACAAAGACCGGATTGCTTGCGGCAGCTCAATCCACCCAGCATCCATTCATGGCGCGGGTAGTCTCGGCTGCTTGGTTCAGGACGGGGCAGGCACTCTGTTCGGCCTGTCCAACAACCACGTGACAGGTGGGTGCAATCACATGGAGGACGGGATGCCAATCCTGTCGCCGGCTCCGTTCGACGCGTCGCCGGACCGAAGCCACCCGGTGCCCGAGACGCTGGGGCGCCATACCCGGTCAATTCCGATCCTGAGTGGGGATCCTCGCATCATCCCGGCACAGCTGCATGATGCCGCCATCTTCGAAGTCGTTAATCCCGATCGGGTCACATCGATGCATGGGGATGGCGCGTACGACACCCCGACCCAGATAATGATGCCGATTGCTGGCGTACGCGTTATGAAGGTGGGCCGCACAACGGGACTGACGCGCGGGCAAGTGATCGGGGTTCTGTCAGCGCCAGTTCCAATTCCGTACAACGCAGACCGGTTCAAAGCTTTAGTGTATATAGGTGGCGCATTGGCAATCATGGGAGATGGAGGTCAGCCGTTTTCACAAGCAGGAGATAGCGGATCTTTGGTTGTCACAGAGGATGGACAGCATGCCGTCGGCTTGATTGCGGCCGGTACTTCGAATTTGTCCTTCTGTATGCCGCTTGAGCAAACTCTTAAGACACTTGGGGTAAACTTAGTTTCAGGCCATGGAGTGTGAGCTATGCCAGACTTCAATAATCCTGGTGCGAAATTGCTCCAACATCTCGGGCTGCAGCCATGGCAAGCTATGGCTGTGCAGGATCGCGCGGACAATCCAAAACTAATCAGGGTCTTCGTGCTGGATCCTAACTTGGACCTAGGGCCCTTGATGGCGATCCATCATTGGCAGAACGCCGATGTGATCTTCGAGCGCTCTTCGCCTATCGCTCTGCACGCCTGAGCGCTTGCCGGGATGCGCTACGCCCTCGCCTTCGCCGTGATGCTAGCCGCCGTGCCGGCCGTCGCCGGGCCGTGGGCGCAACATCCCGATCTCAGTCGCCCGCAGGTCCCGATGGCCGACAACCCCGACGAGGGGCCTTCCGGCGACCGGTTCGCGAAAGGCTACTTTGAGCGCCTGGACCGGCTCGGCTTTGCCTGCGATGCGACCGACACCGCAGGCCGCCACGTCACGATTGATTGCCGGAACGGGCGCGGCAACACCATCGCCTATCGCGGCCAGTTCGTCGGCGCGGGCTACCTACAGATCCAATCGGCGACCGTGGACGGGCGCCCGCTGTCCAAGACAGCCCTGGTCAACCATCAGACGAGCGTCTGGAACGGGGAGCTTCGGTCCGCACCCCGCTAGACCGTCGCGGACTGAGCGTTCTCCAAAGCCAGATTGTGCATCCGGCCGAACGTGCTCTCCATCATCCGCCCAGCTTCACGGACATTCCGGGCTTCGTGGATGGTCGTGTTGGTGTTGAACGTCTGATGCACCGCCTTGCTGGTGTTCCCGCCATTGTTGGTGATGGAGTACGCCGCAGACGGCGCCGGTTGCATGTAGTCCTTCACGTCGAAGTTCGGCATCTGCATCATGCGCGGCAGACCCGGCACGTTGATGACCGGCGCCACACTGGACGAGCCGCCCTGCACTTCGATCTTGGGCGACGTGACATGGATGGATGATTGCGCAGCGCGCTCGACGGCTCCCGGGGAGGGCTGCCGCTCCAACGGCATCGTGGATGCCTTAGGGTCCACCTTCTGCATCAGCTCAACCGCGATGCGATTGTTGGCGCCAACGAGCGAAGCCCATTCCTGTCGAAGCCCGACTGAGCTAGCTCCACGCTGCCGCGCGAGGTTCGCACCAATGCGATCCTGCATCTTCTCGTCGAACAAGTCGGTTCCCTTGAGCCCGAGCTTGCGCATCTGATCGCGTAGGGTGTCGCCGACGATCTGATACCGGCCCATGGCGGACGAGTTGGGGTTGCCGGGCTGCCGTCGCATGTAGTTGCCCAGCGCCAGGATTTCGTTGAGCGTCTTCGTCGTGAGGGTCTGTTCCTGTCCGCCCGGCAGATAGCGGCCATAACCGAGGGACGTGTTGTAGCCGCCGCCCGGCGCCTTCGCTGTACCCTCAGACCGGGCGATATGGTCCAACACGTCCTTGTAGGCTCCAGGATTGGCCGCCACGCCGCCAGACTGGTCACCTCGCAGGGCGCGAGCCGCGCGGGCGCGAAGACCGCCACGGCTATCCGCAGGCGCGTTCGGGTCGGGTTTGCCGCCCAGGATTGTCGGAGCATAGCGCTCGTACCAAGTGCGCTTGTCTTCAACGGGCCCTGGCTTCGCGCCGGGCGTGACAACGACACCAGGCGTCCCGGCCTCGTTGCCGAAGGTGCGATGGACCCAATCCCGATAGCCCGTCACCAAGCTACCCATGCCCGGCACGGCCTCGCGGTTGAGAAGGCCGGTCATCTTGAGCAGCCGCTCAATAGCCAAGACGCTACGCTCGACCGCCCCGGCGAACCGCTCCGTTCGCGTCACGATGTCGTCCCACCGCTTCACGAACTCATCGCCATCGCTACCCGTGATGCTCTCGATCATGGCGCCGATCTTCTCGGCCACCCACACAAGGGCTTTCGAGATGTCGTTCATCACGCGTTCGACCTTCTCAGGGTTCGCCGCGATCCAGTCCTGAAAGCGGTCCACGATAGCCTTGAGAGCTGGCGCTAGGCTGACCATCAGCTTATCGCCGAGGGCTGAGGCCGTGGCCTGCAACCGGGTGAGCGAGCGCTGGAACGCCATAGACGCATCGGTCGACTGTTTGGTGTCGACGCCAAGTGAGGTCGTGAGCTTGTTGTACTCGGCACGGTAGCGGTCGATCTGGTCGATGTACTTCGTCAGAAGGGCGTAGTTTTCCTCCGAGATGCCGGCCAAGGCGGCTTCCCTAGAACCGGCGTCATAACCGTGCCCCTGCAGGATCCGCACGGTATCAAGCAACTGGTCCGTCTTATCCTTGGTCATGTCGACGCCGAGGCCGGCGACGAAGCCCTTGACGCCACTGTTCTCCCGCAGAGCCTTCGTGAAGCTCTCGACGGCAGAGATAGCCTGCTCGGACGAACCGCCGACTTGCTTGAATGCGTAGCCCAGCGAGTTGAGGGCCTGGACGGACGCCCCGGTCCGCTGCGACACGAACCCGAGATGGTCGAAGGACTGCGCGACGCGGTTCGCTGCGTAGCTAATGGCGGTCGCCATGGCCGTCGCCGCGAGGGCGAGCTTGCTCATGCTGGACATGAAGTCCTTGTGGCGCTGCTCCCGCTTCTGCGCGGCCTCCTTCTCGGCCTTGTCGATAGCCTGCGCGTTGGCCAGCGCCTCCTTGGCCTCCTTGAGGTTCGTGTCGCGCGTGAGCTTCGCGATCTCCTCTTCGGTTTTGGCGCCGGCCCACCGGGCGTCCTCGATGCGCTTCTCGGCGGCCTTCACGGCGGCCTCGTAGTCCGCGATCGACTTCTTGGCCGTGTTGAGCGAGCCGGTGTCGACCTGAAAGCCGAGCGCGACGGAGAAGGATTTCAGCCAGTCGTCCATGTGCGTTCCTCCTCAGTGCAGCTTGCCGATGACGGCGCGGATCTCAGCCGGCACCATCTCGCCGCCGCCCTCCAGCCACCGCTTGACCGTGAAGCCGAGCGCGTAGCCGACCATGTGCTCCAGCGCGGCGCCGTCGATGTCGGGGAAGGCCGGTTCCGGGTCGCCCTTCGGCCAGACCGGCACCCACGCGCCGCTGTGCTCGCGCCTGAGGCTTCCGCAGCTCGCGCGCTCGATCATGTCCGTGTCGTCGTCCGACAGCCTGCCCCAGGCCCGGAACACGGTCTGGATGACCTTCTGCACGTCCATGTTGGAGCGCAGCGCGATGCGCGGGCCAGGAGCCAGGACGAGCGGCACGGCCTCAGCGATCATGGGTGCGAACCGGCGCAGGATGCGGGTCTCCGTCTGAGCGGGCATCCGGTCGAACCGATAGCGGTTGCCGGCGATCTCGAACTCGGCTTCCACGTCAATTCCTCCGGGTCTCGACGGCGCGAACCACGATGTCTCGCAGCCGCTCCAGATTTTCAGGCTCTAGCCCGCCCGATAGAGCAAAGGCCGTCAGCACAGACATGGCGACTTGCGAGCAAATCTCGTCGTCCGCCTCGATTGCGTACAAGCCTAAGCCCGCACGCGCGCCGAGCATGGCGCCGTCAAAGACTTTCTCGTCTAGGTTATCCTGATCCGTCATGGCGGCGTCTCTCTCAATTGCTTGGTAGCGCTATTCCGCGCGAAGCATATTGCGGAGGGACCGAGCCTTCCGCCGTCGTCACCGCCACGAAGTTTGTATAGAACGGGTTGCCGCGCGTATCGCCTTCGTGGCTGACGTAGAAAACCTTATAGGTTCCATCCGCCGAAAGTGCGCCGTACTGTGCGAGCAACCGATTGTTCGGCTCTCCCGCGATGCTCGGATCGATCTCGGCCCGCTGGATCGACTTGTTATCAATCTTGACTGTTGCGGTTGGGACGATCTGGCCATTCAAGAGGCTGCGGCCCTCGATGCCGCCGATGGTCTGAATAGCTTGACCAATCAGGCCGGTCTGCCCGCTGAGGACAATGGCTCCTCCGGGCTTGGCCTTGTTGTTGGCGACAACCTGAAACGTGCCGTTCTGGATAGACCACGATGTCGAGGTAGCTCGGCACGTCTGTCGCAACCAGTCTTTCGCGTTGCCGAACAGAGCGGCCCCGCGCGGGAATTTGGTCTTGGTCAGGGCGTCCTTGTCGATATAGCCGATCTGCACGCCCATCGCCTTCAGGGCGTCGGCGCAGACCATCAGGCGATCATAGTATGTGTGACCGGCAGAGAGCGTCTTGTTCACGACCGCATAGTTTCGCGGCGCGCTGCTGTCGGTCGCAAGGATCGCCAAGTAGCTGTCGGGGTCCATCACGTCGTCACGCATGTTCGCGCGGACCTGCCGGATCTGGCCCTTGAACAGGACGTGCGCGGGGCCGTCGCCGTAGCCGGCCGACAGGGTGATTTGCCTGCCGGTCATCAGCGTAGCGGCGACGCTGCTCTGGGACACGTTGAAGATGTCCACCCGCAGGACGTTCGGCGTGCTGACATCCCCCTGTTGCGTGCTGAAGCGGATCCGCAAGCCAGGGCCGTCCGTGCGGCCGTCCGCAACGCTGTCGGGCTTGGTGCCATCGTAAGTCCAAGTGCGGCCGCCTTCGACAGCGACTTGGAGCTTGCGGAGGTAGAGTTCGGACATAGCCAGATCCCAGATGGCGCCCCCGGCACGTCGTGCGCGCCGGAGGCTTTGTCGGGTGCGGGAACATCGGCTGTTTGTCCCGTCTGCCGCCGGTTACTTGGAGAGCGCCACTCAGCGGCTGGGCGCCGTGCGGGTGAAGCTCGAAAGCCCCGCACTTGCTGCGCGTCCGGCACCCGCCCTGTCAGCTATGCCGGTCACTGCGCAGCATCAGGCTGCCGAGCGCGGTGGCGGCTCGGCGAACACGTCCTCCGGCATGGGGAGCCGGGCATCGGGATCGGAGGCGAGGCGGTCGCGCGCGGCCTGCCAGGGGCACGGCAGAGCCGTCGTGCTGCTCGGCGAGTAGCCAGCGCCGGGGTCCCACAGCCCGAAGGTGGCGTTGGCGGCGCGCCGGAGCATCGTCACCCGGTGCTGAAGGTCCAGCAGCTCATCAATGACGGCCGCCCGCGTCTCGTCAGCGTTCAGAACCGCCTTAATCGCGTCTTCGACGTCCATCTGAGAAATCGTGCACGGCATCTCTAGAAGCTGAAGGTCTGTCTGAAGCTCGGCCCCGGCCTTTTTGGAGGCCGTGATCTGATCGTTGACGGCTGCCAGTTCGGCGCGAGCCTCGTCCAGCCGATTGCTGCTGGTGAAACTCTCGCCGCGGAGCAGCGCGTCTCTGCGAGCGGACTCGTTGCGGTTGCCGCCGAGGTCGCGGATCTCCTGCTCAAGGTCGCCCTGACGTGTGTAGAGGGGATATCGAGCCTCGTCGGTGGCCTTGATCTCGGCGCGCTTGGCCGCGACGAGGGCTAGCCGGCGATCACGTTCGGTGATGGCGTCTGCAAGCCGCTGCCGCTCGGGCGTGCGTGCGGGCGGGATCAGGGTCAGGGCTGCCTTCGGCATGGTGCTCAGCTCCCCTTGAACATGTTCGGGAATTCGCGCTCGACTTCGGCGCGCGTGGCGGTCGTGAGCGGCCGCGAGGGCTTCGGCGGGATCGGCGCCGCGTAGCCGAAGGATCCGCCGAGCTTCAGCCGGTCGTGGTTCGGGAGCACGGCCTTCACCTCGGCCTCGCGCTGCGCGTCGACCGCCATGCCCATACCCGCCGGGCGGGCGTCGTAGCCGAGGAGCGGGCCACGGACGGCCCGACGCACGATGCGGCGCGTCGCGGCCGGCAGAGCGTCGGCAGCCATGCGCTTGGTAGGGTTCAGGTCCTCGGCCTTGTCGATCACGTCGTCCAGCATGTCGGTGACGGTCGCGAAGTCGCCTTCCGAAAGCTTGCTCGACAGGAAGGTGAGAATGCCGTTGATCTTGCTTTCGTCGATCGGTGCGCTGTCGTGCGCGATCTTCACCGTGCCGGGTGCGCCGACCGTGTAGGCCTTGCTGCACTTCGTCATCGAGGCGCAAAACTTCATGGGACTATCGGGCATCAGCCTCTCCTTCAGTTGCCTGGCGGGTTCCAGGGGACGAAGTTGGACAGCGGCACGTCGGAGGGCTTCTCCGTGGGTGCGTGCAGCTCGATCACGCCGCCGTCCGCCGGATTGCCGGTGACAGCCGAGGCCGGCGCCCAGGACGCAGACATCAGGTTCACCGGCTGGACGATGGCGAAGTACCGCTGATCATTGGCAATGCCGGTGTAGGCCGCAGCAGGCCAACGGCGGCACGGGCGGCCGTCAATAGTGAGAGCTGCTGCGCTGTATAAAGCCACACGATAGGCCATCGCCGTTCCTTTACTGTCAAAGTCTAGCTATTGTCGGGCAAGGCCGCGTTGCCGCGCCGGATCGTGTACGTGAACGACCGGCGGTAGGCGCCCGTGTCGATCAGCGGCTTAGTGCCCGTCCTGCCGCGACGGAGGCGGGCTTTGATGGTCCGCTCGGCGAGGGGCGCGAATGCCCCGTCCGTGATCTGCTGCTGGACAGCCGCCACCGCCATGAGCCCGACCGCGTGAAGGGCCTTCTCCGGCGCATCCAGGTCGCCCAGGAACGCGGCCTTGGCAGCCTTGAGCAGCCGTTCGGCGGCCTGATCGCGGATGCTCTCCACGCCCGGCACGAGGTGCGGACGCTCCGGGAGGTTCTTCTCAGGCTGGCCGTGCTCGAAGAGGTAGCCGAGCACGGCGTTGCTGATCGGGGCCTCGCCCTTCTCGCCGGGATGCATGCTGTCACCGGGGATGCCGACCAGGGCGCGGCTGTTCAACTCGCGCATGACCGCACGGGAGAACGGGTCCATCCGCTTCGTCGGCTTGCGATGGATGATGGTCCTCATCGGCATCAGCGCAGGCTCCCGTAGCGGTTGCGGGAGCGCGGGCCAGGGAGCTTGGACATCGCCAGAAGCTCAGGCGTGATCACGAGGGGCTTGGCCACGCTCGCCACGTGGACGATGGCGCCAGCCGCGGCGTTCGCCACGTCGTCGTGGGCGCCCTTCACCTGCGGGTGGTCGATGATGTCCCGGCCCGTGCCGCGGGTGGTGCGGCGCTCCAGGGAGACGATCTGCGCCTCAAGCTTCGGCGCCTCGATCAGCCGGGCGCGCTCCGAGTTCAGGATGGGCAGGAAGGCCGCGTAGATCTCGGTCTTGGACTTCTCGGACGTGGCATAGGTGATGCCGTGCTTGGCGAACTGCTCCCGCGGCCACTCGCCGGCATAGCGGTCGCCCGTGACCTTCGTGACGCCGTAGGCCTTCAGGGTCTCCGCGAACCGCTCCACCACCACAGCCGGTGAGGTGCCGACGGTCTCCTCGCGAACCGCGTCGAGGAAGATCAGGTCCTGCTCCCGGTGCGCGATGCCCAGGGTCATGCTGTCGGCGCCGCCGCCGGCCGGGTCCACGAAGGCGACGTAGCGGGTGCCCTGGACCGGCGGGCGCTCGCGGACACCCACGTCCATGCACGCCTGCACGGCCTCCAGGCTGATGAAGGCCTCGACGTCCTTGCGGAACTCGGCGCCGTACTCGGCCGAGGCCGCGGCCGGGTCGCGGGTGTAGGCCCGCTTCACCACCGCCGGGTCCAGGCTCGGGTTCATGGTCTGCGAGGGCGCCCGCAGCACCAGCACCGCCGGATCGCCGTTCGGCCCGAAATCCCGCTGGTGAGTGCGGTACAGCTCGCCTTTGCGGGCATACGGGCTCGACAGCACGCACAGCGGGCCGCCCGTCGTCGCCAACCCCGGCCGCACCGCGTCGAGGATTAGCGTGTCCGGGTTAGCGCTGTTCTCCAGGTGCCAGAAGGCCACCTCGTCGGCCAAGCAACCCGCCAAGGTCTCGCCGCGGATCGTCTTGTAGTTCGCCGGCCGGACCTCGATGTCGACGCCGGACAGCAACCGTATGGTGTCCGAGGTCGGATCCCCGTCGACCATGTCCTGCATCTCGGCCGAGTGCTCGAAGACGCCCAGCATGTACGAGAAGATCTTGGCCGCCTGGACCGTCGTCGAGGCCATGATGGGGAGCTTGATCCGCTCGCCCGGGGCCTGGACGCCGCTGTAGTCCACCAGCCCGGCCAGGTAGGCGCCCAGCACGGAGAAGGCGCGGGACTTGCCGCCGCGGCGGCCCACGATGCCCCACAGCTCGTCTACGGGGCGCTCAGGCTCACGCTCGCGGCCGGTCAGAGCAGTGAAGATCGCCCGCTCGTCGTCGGTCAGCGCCTCGCCCCTGGAGGCGATCAGGATGGCGCGCCAAGGAGCCCAGGTGTCGCCCGGCAGGATCTCCGCGAAGATGGCGGGATCGGCCAGGGCCTCACGCATGGTGCAGAGGGGTCGGCAGGCCAAGTTCATGCCGGGCGCCTCGCATAGCGCTCACGGACGCCAGGGCGCTCGGGAGGGGTCGGAGGGCCCATGCGGCGGGCCTGTCGGTCCATCCGGTCCCCGATCTGCCCCAGGGCCTCCAGGTCGACGTTCTGGCCGGCAGCCATGGCCGCGTGCAGCTTGGCCAGCTCGACAGCGAGGCCGGCATAGGCACGGGCCGCCTCGCGCTGGGTGACCGACATGGCCGCCTTGCCGCCCCGCTCGGCTTCCACCTCGTCCAGCACGGACTTGTAGTGCCGCGCCGCCTCGGTGCTGCCCGGCACGGTCACGAGGAACGGTCGGCTGCCGTTGGCGAGCGCCGAGCGCTGCTTGGGCGAACGAGTAGTGGCAGGTTGAGCTTGGAACGACATTTGGCCGACCGCTTGTGGTTCAGCCTATATAGTTGATTTGCTTCGATTTGTCCAGATTTCCCAAGTATTGGCCGCAGTAGTTCGCCGCTGTTCGCTGGCGTTCGTTCGCTTGGGCGCTGATCGTAACGACGACCCCGACTTGAGGCCGAATTGTTCTGCCGAAGACGCCGCCGTGAAGGCTGGTTCGGGCTTAAGATCGCCCCTGATCGTGGGTTGAGATGTGGGTAGCGGTCCAGGGCGGAACCCAAGGCGTTGGCATGCCCTGTTTTTCCGCGCCGCTTAGCGGAGGGCATGTCCGCCATCAGCCCTCGGCGATAAGCGCCAGAAATTTTCTCAGCAGCAGGGCCCGCGCGCTGCCGTGTTCAACGCTGTGGTCTGGGACCTGTCGCACATCGAGCAGCCCGAAAGACCGGAGAGATGCGGACGCCAGCCGGCGGGTAGCCGCGCGGTATCTTGATACCGTCGCCTGGCCAGCTTGTGGGCTTCAATTTGCGCTCGCCAGCCACCTGCGGACGAAGCGGACGAAGCGGACGAACGTCCACAAAATCCACGCCCACATGCGGACGAAGCGGACGCGGACACTAGAAGTGTCCGCTCCGTCCGCGTGGGTGTCCGATCAGTCCGCATCGTCGTGCGCCAGCCAGAGATAGTCGAAGCCGGCATGATCTCGGGCGCCAATGAGACCCTTCTCCAGCGCCTGCTTCCTGGCCCGGTTGTAGGCGTTGCGCTTGGCGTCAGACCGCTGCCGCTCCGTATCTCCGTCCGCTGGGTAGGCGGCACAGAATTCGGTTCGCACGGCCTTATCAGTCACCGCCAAGACCTCCGGACCTTCACCGCCATAGGGCCGGATGCGCGTTCCCTTGTCCTTCTCGGCCAGGGTGTTCAGCAGCGCGTTGCGGAACACCTTCAAAGAAGTAGGCCATCTATCCTTCGGCGCGGCGGCTGCGTCCCCTGCGGTCCGGTCGGCCTGCCAGTTCACCACGCATGTCGTGACCGGCTCTCCCCATTGGTCCTCGCCGATCTGCACCACGTCCAGGCTGTAGGGCGTTTCCTGCCCGGTCCGAGCGCCCCGGACTTTTCGCACGGCCATTCGCGTGTTGGAGATGTTGCCGGCCTCGTCCCGGCTGGCGAGGGCCGCCAGCACCGTGTCGGCAGCCGCCTCCTTGGCCGAGGAACCTCGGGTGCCAGTCTCGACGGCCTTACCGAAGTGGTCGACGCCCAGCACGAACGCCCCCGTGTGGTGGCTCAAGCGCTCCAGCGCATTCATCACCTTCTGGGTCTCGGCGGCGCTGTTCTCGTCATCGAACCCGGCGCCGGCCGCGACGGTGTCCACGATGATGAGAGCCAGTGGCAGGTCGTAGCGCTCGCGCAGCTCGCGCACCGCGGCATCGGCCGTGAGCGCCAGCGTGTCGGTCGCATCCCGGTCGACCAGCCGAGGGCACTCCTCGATCCAGGCGAATGGTAGATCGTCGGGATCAACCAGACGCTCTCCGGCGGCAGCCTGCGCCATCGCCGTGCCGGCCACCTTGCCCGCGACGAGGCCTTTCAGACGGATCGGGATCTCGAAGGCCCCCTCCGGTGCGATGAACAGCACGCCGCCACGACGCATAACCTGCCGGCCAGCGAAGGGCTCGCCGGTCATCACACATCCCGACAGGTCCAGGGCGATGAAAGTCTTGGCCGAGCCCCATTGGCCGGACAGCAGGCCCTTGCCGGTCTGAGCGATGAGGTCACGCACCAGCCACGCCCGGTCGGCATTCGGATCCGCGTCACGGTGCCAGCGCAGCGGGATGGGCTTGGGGGCTGCCTTCTCCTGTTGCGGCTCGTTCTCATCCCAGGCCTGTTGATCACCGCCAGAGCTTTTCGTGCGGCCGCGGTCGCGCGGTGGCTCCGCCTTGTCCCAGCACCGTTCGATCTCAGCTCGAAGTCGTCTCTCGTACTTCTCCGCGATGCCGCGAGGATGCGCGGTCATCAGCGCCTCGATCCGGTCCACGGACCAGCCGTAGTCCTTCAACCAGCAAACCGCATGGTGAAAGGCGGCGCTTCGGTCCGCGCCGGCTGGAGGTCCGAACCGTACAAGGTCATCAAGATCGCGCGGCAGGTCCCAGTCGCCGTCATAGATCCTGGACTTGGCACCGGCAGCCGCGCGCTCGCTGGTGGTTCCTCGGCGCTCTTCCTGCTCCGCCTTCCGCCGTGCTTCACGCTCGGCCTCCTTCTCGGCGCGCTTGGCCTGGTCCAGCTCGGCGACGGTGACGTCTATCACTGCGTCGAGCGGGGCCAAGGTCTCCGGAGCATCCGGAAGGGCGTCGCCCGTGATGGTGATGAACCGCTCGGCGTCGCGGAAGGTCTCGATCGAACCCTCAGCCGTCATGGGCACCCGCTGTTTGCGATGCACCTTCGGACCTGCCACCATGCCCAGGATGCGGATGCCCTCGCCGGAGGGGGTGACCTCGGCATAGCTGCGGGCGCGGTCCAGGAGCTTGAGACCCCACGGCGCGATCTCGTGCGTCTCCCGGTCTCTGCAATGATCGAGGTCGAAGGCCCCGACGGTGCCGCCATGCAGGGCGTAGCCGATACCATCGGCGCGCCCAGCCGCGACCGCAGCCGCCGCCGTGTCGTGGTCCGTCCAGGTTCGGGGGTCCGTGCTCGAACCCTTCGCATCTGGCCGATCAGCCCGGTAGGGCACCTTCGTGAGGCGCCCCTTCTCGGTCGTCTCCCAGCGCCACACCAGCCAGCGGCGTTCGGCAACGAGCGGCGCCAGAGCAGCCGGCAGGCCGCTCGAAGGCGGCACCCCGGGAGTGGATGCAGATGAGGTGTGAAGGCCCGCCGTCATCGCGCACCTCCATGGTTTCGCAGGGCGCGCTTGCGGTTGATCGCGAGCAGCCGGAAGTCGGCGTAGGCGTCGGTGTCGAGCCACGGACCGGGAGAGACCTGGCACCGCTCCGCCATCACCGTGTACAAAGGCTTGGTCATGCTCACGACGGTGATGAGGCCGGGATAGGTCTCCCCGGGCCGGAAGGTCAGATCCCCAGGGCGCGTCGGGCGCACCCGGTACCGGCGCCGGCTGTTGTCCAGCGCCCAGAGGAAATCATCGTGCTGAAGGAGGTGGCGCGCGATCATAGTGCGCCTCCCCGCAGGAGGGCCCGCGCCTCGGCAGGACCCGTGACGAAGCCGAGGAAGCATCCGCGGCTATCGAAAACGAAGGGGCGGCCGTTGGCGATATGCCGGTGAGGTGCTATATCGGAGAGGTCGGTCTGCCGAGCGACATCTTCCGAGGGACGTGAGCGCCTGGCCGCGCTCCGTCCCTCAACTGTTTTCAGGGCCATCGTGCTACGCGGCCTCCATCATCAGGGACGCGACATAGGCACGGACGCTGTCGTCCGTGACGCGGCTGGCGGCGCCGATCTTGACCACCTTCAGCTTGCCCTGGCCGATCAGCCGGTAGAGCGTGGTATGGCCGATGCCGAGGATGTCCTGAACATCCTTGGGGCGGTGCAAAAGCTTTCCCGTTGACGCGCGCAGGTCTACCTGCGGCGCCTGCACATGCTGCAGAGCCATGACTGATCTTCCTTAGCGCGCCGCTGGTGTTCCAGCGACTATGCTGAGTTCTGGTGAGTGTAGGCTGTACTGTCGAGCATCGCGTCGGAAAGGGTTTGAAAGCCTTCGGAAAGCTTTCAAGAATTTTCCGAATTTGTCGCCAGTTCGGCTTCGTTGATCCAGTTCTGGATGGATCGCACAGTCACTCCAGGCTTGCCCGCCTTGGCGCGCTCGGCATTCACGGCGTCGCGGATTACTTCGGCGGCCTTATAGGGGTTCCGAAGGTCTACTCCCGCCGCCGCGCAATGCCGCTTAACCATCTCAATGCGGCCTGCCTTTTCCTTGCTCAGCTTCGGTTGTCGAGCCGCTCTAGCAATGTTTGCTTGCTTCCGAAGCGTCTCCTGCACAGCGCTATCCGTCAGGCGCAGATACTTCGACGTCATGAAGACGCCCGAGAGCACGTTCGTTATATTTTCAATTGTGCATTCTTCAAAAAACGATGGCTTTTCCTCATCTATGATCTTGGACAAAAGTCTAAGCAAATTAGATTTGTTGTTTTTGAGTATTCTGAGACCGTTCTCAAGCTCTGTTCTGTCAGGCGACTGAAGTGATGAATTTTCCAGGGCGTCCAATCCAGCAAGCTCAATGCTATAGATAAGCTCGGTCAACTGCCGCTTGTAGGCAGCATAGAAGCTCCCGTTCGCCGCCTCTACGGTTGATCCGGCGTCCTGGAGTTCGTCCTCGCTTGTCATTCTGTTCCCCGGCAGAACGTCGCCCAGGCATCCATCAGCTCGCGCCGCTTCGCGAATAGGTCTCCGCGTCGGTAGGCTGCCTCAACCTTGTTCTCGATGGTGTGAGCCAGAGCCATCTCCCGAACCTCGTACGGGAACGACGTAGTCTCTGCTGCCCAATCGCTGAAGCTCGAACGAAAGCCGTGTGCGGTGATGTCGTCCTGGCCCATGCGTCGGAGCAGCATCAACATCGCCATGTTGGAGAGCGGCCTACCAGCACGGTTTCCGGGGAACACGTAGATATCGTCCAGCCCCTGCATCTCGGCCAGCAGGGCGAGAGCGGGGGCCGACAACGGCACCTTGTGTTCGACCTCAGCCTTCATCCGCTCGGCCGGTAAGGTCCAAACCCCGGCCTGCATGTCGATCTCGGACCAGAGAGCGCCTAGCGCTTCGCCGGTGCGCGCCGCCGTCAGGATCGTGAAAGCCATGAGCTTCGAGGCAACGCCCGAATGCTCGCCGACCTTCTTCATGAAGGCGGGCACTTCGGCGAAGGGGAGGGCGGGGTGGTGCTCGACCTTCCGGACCTTCGACCGCTTCGGCAGCAGATTGGACAGGTGTCCCTTCCACCGCGCCGGGTTCTCGCCCGACCGATAGGTGTTGGTCTTCGCCCAATCCAGAATGGCCTCGATCCGGCCACGCACGCGTGACGCCGTCTCGGGCTTTTCGGTCCAGATTGGCTGCAGGACCTGCATGACGAGGGCGGTGTCGACCGCCTGGACCGGTAGCTCACCGATGATCGGGTACGCGTAGGCCTCCAGCGTGGCGGACCACTGCGCCACGTGCTTCCCGTTGCGCCAGCCGGCCTTGTGAGCCTCGACGTAGCCTTCGGCGCAGGTGCGGAAGGTGACTGCCTTCGCTGCCTCTACGGCCGCTTCCTGGCGCCGCTCGCGCCGCATCTCGATGGGGTCGATGCCCTCGTAGCAGAGCTTCCGGCAGGCCTGGGCCTTGTCACGCGCCTCGGCAAGCGAGAAGGTGTTGACCGGGCCGAGCCCCATTTCTCGGGACTTGCCCTTCAGGGTGTACCGGAAGATCCAGCTCTTCCCGCCTTTGCCGGTGACCTGAAGCCAGAGGCCGTTGCCGTCCCCGTACATGCCGGGGGTCTTCAGCTTTGCGACGCCGATGGCGGTGAGCTTCCCCGACATGGTATCCGTACCCACGGTGCTACCCACACCGTAATCGCGGATTTGGGCGTACGCAAGCGAACGAGGGCGAACGCCGTGTGACGGAAAATACCGATTTTCCAGCGACTTGCCGGAGGATGGCGAACGGCTACGGAAGGGTAGTTGGCGGACCCCCTCTCCGCCAGTCTCTCTTTCAAAGCGCTCGAGGACCGGCGTCCTCCCGCTGTACTGGCGCCCGTCCGTGACCTCTGTGGAGCCCGCAGGCCGCGATCAGAAGCTGTACCCGACGCGCAACCGCATCTGATGGCGGTCGAAGCTCGACAGGTCGAGCGGCCCGGGCTCGCCCGTCGCCCGCCCGGCGACCTGGAAGCTCCAGGTGAACGAGGCCCAGGCCTGGGGTGACAGGGTCGTGTAGGCGGTCGGCCCGAGATACACGGCCTCGCCCGCGAACCTATCGAGCGCCAGACCGTCGTAGGTCCGGGCATAGCGTGCCTCGCCGCCGAGGAAGAGGCCGGGCCGGACGCAGTAGGCCAGTGCCCCCGCCACCTCGATCCCCGAACCGCGCACGGGCGCGTCCATCGCGGTCAGCCGCGTCGTCGAGAGCGCGAAGCCGACATTGACGGCGGCGATCAGCTTGCCGGGAATGATCTCGCGGTCGGCCAGCAGGCCGATCTCGGTGCCGAAGCTGCGCGCCGGCACGCCCGACCCGCCGTCGACGGT